CCTTCTACTTCTTATGTGCCCAGAGTAGCTGACTTTAGAGTTATAGCAGTGGAGTAATATTATGGCATATATACAGACAAACAAACCAGGAATTATAAGAGATACCCATTCAAAGGCTATTTTATTTGTTGACCAAGCGGCAGCTAAAAAAGAATTTAATGAAAGAAGTGAAGAAAAAATGAAGATACAATCTGAAATAAATACTCTTAAGGTCAACATGGAAGAAATGCAAACTTCTCTTAAGCAAGAAATTTGTGAGCTAAAAGCTATTATTTTAAATGCTATTTCTGGAAAAGGAAATATCTAACACCAAATGGCTAGTACAATAAGCAGGTTAAAAAATACTGATTCGTTAGCTCAATGGGCTGATAAAGTAAATTCTCTTATCGGTACAGTAGAAGGATTTCTACAAACTGGTGGTGCATTCACATCTTCTTCTCCTTCTTCTGCAGATCTATTGGTCTATGATGCTGGTTGGAAAAACAAAACACTTATCGGCGAAATCTTAATTGATACTACTTATTCAAATGCTACTCAGTTTAAATATAAGATAGACCCGACGGCAATTACTAATAAAACTGCTTCTACTTCTCCGGATGTTTCAAATGATTATCTGTTAATCTATGATTCCGGATCTTCTACATTAAAGAAAATTGCTCCAAGATATATTGCGACTCCAGGCGGATCGGCTGGACAAGTACAGTATAATTTAGGTGGCACTACATTTATGGGTGCAACTGGGTTTACTTTTAATGGAACCAGACTTAATGTTCCCTCTTTATCAGTAGCCACAAATGTGTTATATGTAGACGAGATCAATGGCAGAGTAGGAATCGGAAATTCCTCTCCTTCTTATACATTAGATGTAACTGGTTCAGCAAATATCTCGGGAACATATAGAATTGGTGGTGCTCCGATTCTTTCTTCTACTGCTTTAGGATCTGGAGTTGTTTCTTCTTCTTTAACTTCTCTAGGAACAATTGCGGCTCTTGTTGCAGGAACAGGTTCTTTTTCTGGTGCAATAAGTGCTTTATCTTTAACTGTTTCAAATGCGATTGCCTCTGCGACAGCTGCTGTAACAGGTAATACAACTATTGGGGGAACTCTAGGAGCAACTGGAGCAGTAACTTTTGGTTCTACATTAAATGTAACAGGCGGGACAACTGTTGGTGGAACTCTATATACAACTGGTGTTGCAACATTATCAGCAACTACTGGTGTTATTAAATCTGGTCCTCAAGGAAACGCAAATATTATCGGGGATTTTGTTCCTGTTTCCACATCTATAAGTGTTTCGGTTGGATTAGGATATTTGGTTAGAGCAAATTCAATTACATTAACTCTTCCTTCTTCTGCTGGGTTAGCAGACGGAGACAAAATCTCTTTTGTTCCTTCTTCAACATCTATAAATAATTATACAATCGGAAGAAATAATTCAACTATTATGGGTTCTGCCTCAGATTTAATAGTAAATTTGTATGCGCCTTTTAGTTTACAATGGGACGGAACAGGATCAAATTGGGTATTAGCATAAAAGGATAAATTAAAAATGTCAAATCTTTCATCTTTTCTCGGTGGTTCTACTCCAAAAGTAGCAACATTCACCTCTTCCAATTCTTCGTATGCCTTGCCTTCTAATGTCGGCTGGGCACATGCAATGTTGGTTGCTCCTGGTGGAGGAGGAGGATCGGGCAATGCCGATGGTAACGGTGGCGTCACTTATTACGGTGGTCCAGGCGGCGGCGGTGGAGAAATTTTATTACCAAGAATTCCTTTTTATGTATCTGGTAATCTAAATATCACCATTGGGGCCGGAGGAACAGGAGGCGCAGCAGTAAGTGCTGGAGCCGGAGGCGGGATCGTCAATGGAAATGCTGGAGGTTATGGGACAGCTACCTCTTTGGTTGTTGGTTCGACTTATCTTGTAGCCTATGGTGGAGGCAGCACCGGTCCTGGAGTTTATGGTGGTACTGGCGGCGGAAGAACTTTGTTAGGTGGGACGTCAACGGGAACGCTGAGAGATGTCAGCGCAGGCGGAGGAACTGGTGGCGGCGGCGGATCTAATTCTTCTGGCTCCGATGGGGGTTGGAGTGGGTTGGCCCAAGGATTAAATTATCAACAAAATAATGGAACTCCTGGTTCCGGTGGTAGCGGCGGACCTGGTAGCACTGGTTCTGGTGGTGGCGGCGGTGGTGGTTCCTGGGGAATCGGAGCCGCTGGTGGCTCCGGTGGTTCAACACTTGCTGGCGCTGGATCTAGTGCGGCTGCAAATAGTGGAGCCGGAGGCGGAGGCGGTGGTCAGTCGACTAGTGCTTCAGGGTCAACTTCTGGTGCTGGTGGCAACGGCGGTTCAGGATATGCAATAATTTATTATATGGGATAAGGATATGGAGAAGTTGTCCTTATTGAGAAAAATTTCTCAGGCTCCTTTAATAAATTCTGGCGACGAATTTGATTATCATAATGTAGAAGCAGGAAGAACATATACCTTTAATAGTTTTGTAAAGAAGGCGATGTTTGTTCTTCCTCCTAAACCAGAATTAAATGATGTCATTTTCTTTACCGATAGCACTGGCTCTACTAAATGGTTTCCAGTGACAATTCACAGAAACGGAAATCTTATTATGGGTGAAAAAGAGCACATGAATTGTGATGTACCAAATATAACTTTTAAGATGAGATTTGTTGGTGGCTTTCTGGGTTGGGAAGTTACTTCCGATTTATCTTTATTCACTAAAAATTAAATATATGATTTATGTAGGAATTGATTATTCTCTAACATCTCCCTCTGTCTGTGTATACAATTCGGACAGAGGGGATTTTGTATTTGACAATTGTACCTTTTCTGTTATCTCAGATGTTAAGATCCCTCCTAATTTACCAAAGAATATCTTCATCTCTCCTCACAAACCATGGACTAATCAGGACGAAAGATATCACAATATCGCCGATTATTTAATCAAGACCAATGGTTTAGAATCAGCAGATGTCATCCTAATAGAAGATTATGCTTTTGCGGCAAAAGGCAGGGTCTTTGGTATCGCAGAAAACACGGAGGTGTTACAGTATAATTTATGGCTAAAGAAAAAGCAATACACCAAGATCTCACCGAAGAGCATCAAGAAATGGGCCACTGGTTCCGGGAATGCAGCAAAAGAACAAATGGTCGAAGCCTTCCACAAGAACCCGAAGAACCCAGATATGTTCTCCATATTTGCCTCACCCCGGAAGAAGACTGGGAAGGTGGATTCTCCTCTTTCTGATATTGTAGATTCTTATTTTATCTGTGGGTGGGCGGTAACAAATTTATAAATAATATTATATGAAAAACTTCAAAGATTTCCTTCAGGAAGAAAAGATTAAAGGTTGTCCCGTAGCCACTCAGGATTATCTAGAGCACATCCAGAATAAAGGCGAAGCCATTCATAACGAGAAAAAGGCTTATGGTCCAATGGATCCTACTGTTCCTAATGTGACTTTTTGGGAGGAAAAGGCCCAAGTCTGGAAAGTCGAACCAGGAGTGGCTAGAGGCAGAATCTGTTCTGCCTGTGAATATTTTGATGAGACAGCCAAGACTCAGAATTGTGTAAAAGATGGACAGACTTTATTTATAATTCAAGGCATGCAGAATTTAACTGGATGGAATGCCCATGCGGGAAGAATGGCGTACTGTACTCATCATAAGTTTATTGCTGATGAGTTAAGATCTTGCAATGCCTGGGAATCTAAGGAAAAATAATGAACAACGTAGAAAGAGCTAAACAATATCTGGACCAGAAATATGGGGTTTCTCCAGAAGAGAAAAAAGAAGAAAAGATAGAAGAAAAAAAAGAAGAAGAACCTAAAACCAAAAAGAAGAAATAATATGAAATCTTTTTCCCAATTTTCCAAGTCATTAGAGTATCATCTAGAGAACAAGATTCCTCTTTCTGAATCTGTATTCAGATATGGATCTCAGGGTTACTTTGATTTAATTAACGAGGCGAGGGAGTTACAAGAATCCCTTGATCTTTCCGAAGGGGACAGAGAAATCTTGGCTACTGATATTGGGAAATTTGGGATTTACGAGGGAGAAGAAGTTCCTCTAGATTTTCCATTTTTAGCTGAAGCAGAATACCATGGAAAAGAAGTTGAATTAGGAAAGCCAAAGCGAGGCGGACCCAAGAAATATTACGTGTATGTAAAGAACAACAGCGGGAATATCATTAAGGTTGCATTCGGGGATACATCTGGGTTAAAGGAAAAAATCTCAGATCCTGAAGCTAGAAAGTCTTTTGTGGCAAGACACAAGTGTCAAGAAAAAAAGGATAGAACAACTCCCGGATACTGGTCTTGTAATTTGCCTCGTTATGCAAAGTCTTTGGGGTTGTCCGGTGGAGGTAATTTCTTTTGGTAACATATCATGATATTAATATAGGTAAAGGAGTTTTCTTAAGAGAATTTTCTCCTGAAGTGGAAGAATCAGAATTGGTTTGGCATAGAGATTATAAAACAAGAAATGTAACTGTTATCGAGGGAAAAGGATGGAAGTTCCAGTACGATAATGAGCTACCAGTTGAACTTAAAGCGAACGACATTCGTTACATACCTGGTATGGTTTTTCATAGAATTTGGAGAGGCGAGAACAAACTAGTCTTAAAGATAAGAGAGTTAGAATAAAATGTCATTTACGCCAGGATCTACGGATCGTTCATTACAACCTTTATTTAAATTGACGTTCGACAAGTTGCCAAACGTCGCTTTTACTTCTTATTCTGTTTCCCTACCAGCAGTTTCTTTAAACCAAATATTGCAGCCAACTCCATTTAGAGACAGACCTATTCCTGGAGATAAGCTAAACTTTGAACCACTTACTCTTAACTATATTGTCCAGGAAAATCTAGCAAACTATTTAGAATTATACAACTGGATAAAGGGGATTGGTAGAACAACTGACACCGAAGATTATAAGAATTACAAGGCTGTTAACAAAAATCAATACTCCGACGGACAGCTGATAATTCTTTCTAACAAATATAATCCATTAGTAAAAGTTACTTTTGTGGATTGTTGGCCAACAAATATCGGAACACTTACTTATGATTCGCAAGCAACAGAAGCCGTCACAATTACATCGGACGTGACATTTAATTACTCTTATTTCACAGTCGAGGCTCTATAATGCTATCCTACTCCCAATTCTTAACAGAAGCAAAAAAGAAACCCATGGTGTACGTTGACATGGATGGTGTACTCTGTGATTTCTTTGGTGCCTGGTATGCTATCTTAAAAGAAAAAGGCGAAATAAAAGAAGCAAGAGAAGACTGGGTAAAGATTAAGGCTTATCTTCAGAACATAAACGATAGAGAAAAGTTAGACAGAGATATCGAAGAATATGGTGGTGCGGAGAAATTCTTTGCTGATCTACCACAACTTCCTGGCGGAAAAAAGATAATTCGCTTTCTAAGAGATCACGACATTCCTTTTGCGATCCTTTCTTCTCCATTAGGATCTGATGTGAAAGGATCTATTGCTGGAAAAACCAAATGGTTAGAAGCCCATGGATTAGGAAATGTGAAAGCAATCTTCGAACACGATAAATATAAATATGCGAAAAAGGGTGATATCCTGGTTGATGATTATGGAGTCAATATCGCTAAGTGGAAAAACGCAGGCGGGATCGGAATACAACACGAAGAAGAGACAACAGATCAGACTTTGGATCAATTAAAAAAATATCTCCTGGAGAAATAAATGCTATCGTTTAAAAAATATCTAGAAGAAGAAAGAATAACAGAAGCAGCTACTTCCGGGATATATAAATGGCAAAAATATTTCCAAGGAAAAGAAGTTGAAACTGATCTCAAAAAGATTGCTAGTTATTATAACAAAGACTTAGTTAAAGTAGGAACCCTGGAAAAAGGGACCAAAATTGTAGCACTACAAATAGACGATTATAACAAGTTACCGAAAGTTGGGAATTCTACATTATACCCAATAAGAACTGATGAGAACAAAAAGTTTTTTATTCCCTTTGAATCTATCAATAAACCAAGATCTAGAGCAGGTTCAGAGTCTCCTACGTTTGTTAGAGATAAAGAATTAATTCCTGCTACTTTTGGATTAGCTGATAAGACATTAACACACGATCAATTGATCACTGCTACAGAAAAAGCATTATCAAAATTATCCATAGACAAAGAAGTGAAGAAATTTTGTCGAAAATTATTCAACGCAGAAGAACCAACTTTCACTATATCTTCTTCTCTTTCAGATGTTGATATTAAAATTATCTTAAAAGATTTTGGCGAGATCGCCGCAGCGGCATATCTTTTGTTTACCAATCCAGCTTATGATAGTGTAACTTTTCCAAAAGCAAATCTTCCTCTTATCGATTTTATTTTAAATTATCCTAATGGAGAAATAGAAAATTTTTCAGTTAAATCCAATAAAGGAAGTAAACCTACAATTTCTTCTCTTATCGGCGAATTAGATAAATTATCAGAAGTAGAAGATTTGACTACAGGAGAAAAAAGATCTTTAGCTGTAATAAAAATAATCAATGGAGATTCTTTATATGAAGGACCATTAAAAGCAGCAAAATATTTAAAGACTCCTGGATACTTAGCTCTTATAGAATTGTTATCTAAATATAAAGCACATAGCGGTTCTGTCTCAGACGACATTCCTTCCAAAGAAGCATTACAATCTATATTATATAATATGAATGGAACAAAGAAAAAAGCTATATTAGAATTTTACAGTAAAGCAGGATTCAAACCAACAGAAAAGTCTATGATGACTAATTGGGGATCGTTGCATTATCCTATTACATCAGAGTTAGTAAAATGGTTGAATGCTGATGTTAATGGAGCAACCAGATTAATAACATTAGCTGCTAATCGATTGTCTGTTTCTCAGATTTACGTAGATAAATTAGGAAAAGAAAAATACGGATATATCATTAAACCATTTAAAGAAGCCAAATTTAAATTCGGATCACCAAGTTCTATCAGATATCCATTGAATAATAGAATCGGATTCACGATGATTAAATAAAGTCTTCGTGATTATACCCAGCTTCGCCGATTAATTCTATTCCGTGTTTTTGGAAGATCTCTCTAAATTCAAAAAATCTAGGTCCATGTGTCATCTTACCCCAAGTAAGATATTCCCACACATGGACCATTTCATGAGCTAAAATTGTAATAAAGAAATGTTTGCTCTTGTAATTGGGAGCTAACTTAATCTTTACTCCATCCTTTATTTTCTCGCAATAGGCCCAGGATTTATTAATTGCTCCGATGTCAAAAACAATTTGGGAAGAAGGCGGCAATTTCCCTTCAAACAACAGTCTGTTGAGTTTTGTGTAAGTTATCCTCGCACTTCTAACAGTTGTTGTATACATATCATTGTTGTTTCTTCTTACCTATGGAATACTTAGAGATCAGTTCCCAATCTTCTTTTTCGTCAAAAGAGAGTATCTTGATCTTGTTGTAAGGACAAAAGATTGTCATGGTAGAAGGATAAGTAACTGTTATCTCTAAATCTTCATTAAAAGATTTTGATCCTACAATAGAACACAATCCCCATTCCTGTAAAAGAGCAGCAATAGAATTTCTTCGACCTAGATCGCTTTCGTCCATTGTAGACTTGCGACCGTCTAGAGCAAACAACTCTTTAAAGTGCACGATGTAATATTTTCCTCTCTTATGGAGGATATGGCAAGATTGGTACAACTTCTTTTCTTTGTTCGAAGCGATCCCAATTCTAGTAAGAGTTTCCTTTATCTTAAGGAAATCGTCTCTTGATTCCAATGTTATTTCGATTAACGATTCAATCATTTTTTAATTCCGCCTTTATCCAAAATCTCTTTGATTTTATTCAAATCATCTTTTGAAAGCAGGGGAAGTGCATCTTTTGCCTTGGCTGTAGAAAACCCATAATAATCCTTAATCAGCTGGATCTCTTCTGGCAGCTTGTATTTTAACCATGGAGAATATCGACTCTTCTTCCGAACTGCATTCAGAAGGTATTTATACATCATTGTTTTTGGTAGATACGGACGTTGATTGATCTCGTTAACCTGAAGAATGGTATCTGGATAAAAAGAAAGAGCACGATTCACTACCCATGAAGGATAATCAGACTCATTATATTCGTCGATAAGATCTTGATCCTTTGTCACATTGATAGACTTTAGAATATCCTTTAATTCTGGCATATTATCTATACGCACACTCGGCCATAAGCATGATAAACATTGCTGAAAGGTTTAACTCATGATCTGCCACAAACGCAGACTTGTATGCATAGTCTCCAAGAATAATAATTGCCTGAGGAATAGAAGCAGGTTCTAGATAATCTTCTAAAGAATTAAACACAGTACGAATGATTTGTATTGGATCATTATCTAGATTCTCGTTTACCCACTTACGCATGGACGAGAAATCCTTTTCCTTTAAAGAACGCACTAATTCTTTAATTGACACATCTTCAATTGCCGCCAGAATCCCAACATCGATCGCACCACGCTGTGTCGAATAACGCTGGAACTCTGAGATGGTTTTGCGGAAGTCTGGGTAGAACTTCATAATAACTTCCGCAACCACCTTTTTATCGAATTCAACACCCTCTTCTTCGAGAATAGATGAAATGCGCTTCATTAGTTGCGCTGCTAGTTTGCTCTTCTGAGAAGAGGGGATGTTGAATTCGAATACTGTACAACGAGAAATCAATGGATCAATAATCTTCATCTTAAAATTACAGGTCAAGATAAATCTGCAATTAGCTGAAAATTCTTCCATGAAATTACGAAGGGCAGGTTGTACTGACTGAGCATTCATATAGTCTGCTTCGTCAATAATAATTACTTTCTTGCCACCAGAAAGAGAAATCGTTGAAGCAAAAGACTTTAATTTCTCTCTAAGTGTGTCAATGGTTCTGCCTTCATCAGAACCATTGATTGTCATAACATCACAATTTAATTGATTACACAAAGCCTTGGCGATTGTAGTCTTACCCATTCCTGGTTTCCCAGTCAAGAGCATGTTGGGCAAATCGTCTTTCTCAACAAATGCCTTAAAAGATGCCTTGATGTCATCAGGTAAGATACAATCGTCAATAGATTGAGGTCTGTACTTTTCTACCCATAATGTATTTTGGATCATAATATAATTTTCAATTATTTCAAATTAGAACTTCGAATCTGCCTCAATAGCAATGTAATACTTCAGGTCGTGGTTCTTTGATTGGAAAAGAGAAATTCCCTTTGAAGAAATCTTCACTGTGTAATCGTCATGGATTAACTTTAGATTTGAAATCTTTAGAAGAGCCTTGAAATCTCCCTTAGAAGAACCATTAACCGAAAAGGTTGCAGAGTTAGAAGTGACATCTGTCTTGTCAAGAACAGTTACAATTACTTCTCCATTTTCTGAAGAAACACATAGATCATCAACAGAAAGAACCGATGAAGCCTTTAGTACATCTGTAAGAACAGAACCATCTAGATCAAAAGTAGCTTCGGCTGAAGGAAGATTAATTCGCTTAGAAGGAGTAACAATTCTGGAAGGATCTGTGTACATATACTTAATCTTATTCCCACCAGAAGTAACTTCTAGGTGCTTTTCTCTAAGAACAATATCCGGATCCTTTGTTAAAGAAAGGCAACCCAATAACTTCTTAAGATCATAGATTCCAAACGTTTGGCTAAAAGAATTTGACACAGTAGCTTCGGCAAGAATAGTCTTGTTCTCAGGCATTGTGCGAATCTCATTTCCTTCTAAGATCACAATAGAATTGTTGATCTGCGAAAAGTTCGAAAGAACGTCAAGAGTAAATGCTTCAAGTTTCATAATTTGTTGTGTACTCGGTTTCATTATTTTATTCACCTCTTATATATTATACTACACTTTTTATGCCGTGTAAATAGCTGGGGAAATAATTGTTTGGAAAATTTCAGGGAAAACCTTTGAGATAAAAGAATTTGAAATCTTTGAATAAGGTAACTTCTTCTTTAAGATCCAGTTAAATAACAGATCTGCGTCATCTACATGCATTCCTTCCAGCATCTGGATCAACTTTGCTTTCTTTCGTTCTAATGGAAGAGCCACTCCATTCGCAAAGATATAAATCTTGCGTGCTTCTTTGTCTAAATTTGTATCAGTGATTCCTCTTTCATTACGAAGAGGCTTCCACTTTACATCGGAATAATCAGGGAAAGTGATATTGGGATTATAAACACAAGCTAAAAGAACACGAATAGAAGGTCTAATATTTGCCTTCATAAATTCTGCTCTTTCTCCTACAGTTGAAATCTCATTTGCTTCTGCGAGGATCTCGCCAGGTGGTTTCACGTATGCCATTAAAATTCTCCATGTGCTGTAAGTAACAGCTTCAGTTTATTATTTATAAGGTAAGGATAGACCTTATCCTTTGCTCCCACCATTGGCTTGCCATATTCTTCTAGGATTTGATTGGCCAATAGATTAGGAATATAATCAAAATCAATAAGGATCTGATTGCGTTTGAAATTAGGATGATTCTCTGCAGATTCAATAATCTTAGAAGTTACTCTAGACTGCCTCTTACCAGATACAAAAGTATTATCATCAGAAACAATATTAGGTATTCCATCTCCAGAGTCACCGTAAATGATCTTTTCTCTGAGGAATTTTTCCGGTGATTCTTCTGTGATGAATTTCTTTTGTACTGGTGAATATTGTTGAACATTGGGATATTTATATAACTGAACGAAATCTTTATCTCCAGAAACAATTAAGATCTTTTCTGTGTTGTGAAAGACCCGAGTTAAAACAGCAATTACATCGTCGGCTTCGCAACGAGGAACTGCCACAAACTTATAAGGAAAGGTTTCACGAATCTCGTCTTTGATTTTGTTCAGAGATCCAAAGATAAGATTCCAATCAAAGAGAGAATTTTCTTGGGCTTTCTTACGATTGGCTTTGTAATAAGGGAAAACATCTTTGCGCCAATAGTTGGAAGTGTCATTACAGAGAACAATCTCGCCGAATTCTCTCCCGAATTTGGTTTTGTAAGAACGAATAGAATTTAAGATCATATGACGTAGAAAGTTCTCTTCTACGGTTTCGCTCTTTGTAATGTTTATTTGTTGCATCAGGTTAGAGAGAACAACCTGATTTAAGTCCACTAGAATAGCCATATTAATATTATACTATATTATCTATAGATGTCAAACGTCTTTTTTCGGCAGCTTCTCTCATTTTCCGCTTAGACTCTTCTGAGTGTTTTCTTCCATACATGGAATGTTTTTGCCCTCTTTGCGCCTCTGACATCTTCTTTTTTGTTTCTTCAGTGTGTGTATATGTTCCTTTTAATTTTTTCCTAGCTTCTGATATCTTCTTTCGTGCTTCTTCTGTATGTGTTCTACCATACATAAAATTCTTGTTACCAGTTTTAGATTCAGATAATTTCTTTTTTGTTTCCAACGAAGCCTTCTGTCCGATGCGTCTGTCAGATATTGCTTTCCTTTCTTCTTCTGTTCTGAGTTTTCCCTTCCAAAAACAACAATATTCTGATTTAGAAAGTTCTATTTCTTCTGCTGGTAATTCTATATGGGTGATTATATTCGGAAGGTTAAAGAATTCGTTAAGAGATTCGACGTTCCAATAAATAGTATCAGACATATGCTAGACCTCTATTCTAGTATTTGTTTAGGGAGAAGATAGTGTTTCCGCACTTCTTCTCCCATTACTATTTATAATAAATTGAAAATCAAGTGGTCGGGAAGGTGAGAATCGAACTCACTCGATGTCCTGTTCCCAAAACAGGCGGCCCACCTTTGGCCCACTTCCCGATTATTGGAGCTTTGAACGAGATTCGAACTCGTAACGTCTGGATGGAAGCCAGAAATGTTGCCATTACACCATCAAAGCAAATTTTGGAGCCGAAATCGAGAATTGAACTCGAATTTAATGATTACAAGTCAATCGTTTTACCGTTAAACTATTTCGGCGCATTTAATGTTCTTCCTTTTCCTCAGCAAACTGAGGATGACCTCTTCGGTGGATCTTATCTCCAAAGGTTCAGTCTTTTATCCGATATCTCTAGGTAAGGTTGACTAGATTATTCGAGAGGTCAAAATCAATATTTATTTATAACCACCGATGAGAATTCTGTGCAAGATTAGGAGGTCCAGACCATTTGATCGTGTCTCCATATTTCGCATTAATAATCCTCTCGGCTTGAAAGGGCGAAGAAGCATAAACTTCTTCCTCCGTCAATCGACTCTTAATATAAAAACGACACAAGTACATTCCACGCATAATATATTATACCTCTTCCTTCCTTAAAAGTCAAGCACCCAGGAACAAATATTCATGCCATTCTCCACGAGAAGCCCCATGATTTCTCAGAATTGCTCTGTAGTTTAATCTGGCTGTCTTAACGGCCAATTGCATTCCAGCTTCATTAGGTGTTTTGTTTCCTTTTCTAGAATTACATGGCTTACATGCAGTCACGAGATTTTCCCAAGAAGATTCCCCGCCTTTAGAACGAGGAACAATGTGATCTAATGTTCCGTTAGAAGTTGACAATTTGGTTTTGCAATACTGACAAGTCCAGTTGTCTCTTGCGAAAATGTTTCGCTTTGATAGTCTGTAGATCCGGTTGGGGATCTTGTAGAAATTTAACAATCTCACAACAGAAGGGACAACGAATTCTGTTGCTACGCTTTTCCAAATTTCTTCTGTGTATTTTTCAGCAATTGCGACACCACGAACAATCAGTTTAATCGCCTTGCGTGGCGACACTGTTTGAATTGGTTCATACGCTGAATTTAAAACTAGGACTGACATATAAAATTGGTCCTCCCGCCAGGACTTGAACCTGGAATTTGCACTAATCTGGTGCCGATGCTGGAGTATAAGGCCAGTGTTTTGCCAATTAAACTACAGGAGGATTATTCCTTAAGAATCTAGATACTCATCATACATATGAGCATGTTTGGAATTTAAGTTATTCAAGAGCTTGAAATCTTCTACTGACCCAGGGTCCACAGATTCCTGGATTCGCATCGCTTCATCCAGAGAAACCCAGAGGATAGAATGTTTCCAGTGGGTTGCTTCTCCCTTGCTCTTGTTAATTGCCCAACCATTTTCTAATAGAAAATTTACAGTGTTATCTGAACTCATATTACTTTACCACTCGTAAGAGAATAGTATCCTTATTAATCCTTCCATTTGTCTTTAAGAAACCAGTCGTCAAAGAATCAAAAACCTTCCGAAGAGGAACCTTGCCTGCCGTCATTACTTCAGGTACAGTTACCTCAGGCTTCCGCAGCTTCTTAGACTTAGTTTCTTGTTCATTGATATTTAGTAATGTTGAACCTTTGACTGCAAGACCAGAATCCGAAACATAGTTGGTAAGAATCCGATATTTGACATTGTAGACCCAGAGAGAAGTGGCTCCAACAAGAATCGTCGGATCGATAGATTCCAACTTTAATTCCTTAAATTCTTGGAGGAACTTTAGCCTCTTAACCATTTTCTCCGGAGTGACTGTTTTTTTCTTGCGAGGCTTACGAGAGACAGAAGAGATAGGAGTTACCTTCGAAGAAACAATCCCTTCCAGAAGTTCAATGAATTTCTCCTTTTCTTTCTTGGAGAAATTAGAATATCCTTCGGCTAATTCAGGATCAGTCTTAGATGCAATTAATTCATCTAGCATCTTCTGCATCTTGACCTGGATTATCTCCTGAGCTTCTTTGCTGGGTCGAGAAGTGCGAACCCAACTCGCATAATCAAACTTAACAAACTTGTTTTGAATAAAGCTGTCGATGATAAGGTTAATCTCAGTTAAAGATTCTGAGATCTCTTTCGCTGCGACGGCTTCTTTGTAAGCGGCTTTGGCTGCAGCGGCATCCTGAGTTTCTTTCTGGATGCGGTTTGCTTCTTTCATGATCTCTTCTTTAAAGGAAGTTAGCTTCTCATCGAACTCTGGAGTGTGTACACCACGCATCCAAAGACGAGCGATAGTTCCAGCAGTCATAAAGAAAGAATCCGAGACTAGAGAAGCAGCCTTGAAATCTGCTCCGATCTCCTTTAGATAATCAAGAAACCAGTTCTTCTTGTCGTCCTTTGACGCTGTGAAGGAGTACCAATTTAAAGCACTACCAATATTAGTAGTGTCTGGTTCTTTACCATACATCGCTTCCAATTCATTAGCGATACGCATCTTAATATTCCTTTTGCTCTCCCCATTCTTTACCACAGGCATATCCAGCCATATAGGCTGAGATCTCTTCTTCTGTCAAGACTTCTACACGTTTGCGTCCTACGTCATCCAACCACTTATGAGGACCCGGTCCTCGACCATAATAATAGTCTGCCCTACCACGATCAAACGGAGAACCATGATAATCTTCGTATTCGATGCCGTTGAAAACAGTCATATAGATATTATACCTTATCTAGTGGGAAGAGTCAACTAAAAGTTACGACTGAAAAATCCTAATGAAATCGTAGGCGCAGTCCAGGATTCCCTCTTCGCCAGAGGAATGCCCACGGTCATAGGCTGCATAAGACACCTTGGACAAATACTGGGCGGGCACTCCTTGCAGAGTTAGCCAAAGATCAAAGTCCTGATAGAAGCTGCGATTCTTGTAATCCGGATTATTCCGTTCCCAACGATAGTATCCGTTGCGTACATCCTTTTCAAAATCGCCAGTCTTGATCATCATGGTCTCCTTGGACATATGTGGTTTGTTTTCCATTACCCAATCAACCTTACACTACTATCATACCTCGAAAGTCCCAAAAGGTCAAGAACTTTATTCCCTTTGGAATCAATCACTTAGTGCAACTTACTGATTCCCAAGGGAATAAAGTTCTTCGACGGCAACCCAATAAGGAACCTCGGGACAATCCGAGAAGACAACCTTGGCCACGGCCACATCGTTATGAGAACAAAGGGACTTAATCGTGCCCGTGATATAATCACGGTGATATTCCTTCCAAACAACGGAAGAGCCGACTTGCAACTTGTTTTTCATCATACATACATTATACTATGGATGTTCCGAAAAAGTAAAGAACTTTATCTCCTTTGTTTTGTTAGACTTAGCTGCAACCTATTGATGTTAAAGGGAACAAATATTTTTATCCTTTAGAATCAGCGACTTACGGTAAGTGATTGATTCTAAAGGGAAAAAAGTCCTTTACTTTTTCGGACTTTCGAGTTATGATAGTA